TAATGGTACTGAAGATGATATTCATAACTTCATTGAAGAATTCAGACAAGAGTTTAAGAAGTTACCACCAGAAGATATTTCTTTTCCCCGTGGCCTCAATGGTCTGAAAGAATATTCTGATTCTGTTACACTATACAAAAAAGGCACACCAATTCATGTTAAAGGTGCAATTCTTTATAATCATTATTTGAAACAGAAGAATTTAACAAAGACTTATCCTCTTATCCAAGAAGGTGAGAAACTTAAATTCACCTATCTGAAACAACCAAACCCATTCAAAGATATGGTCATTTCTTTTCCAAGTAGATTGCCAAAAGAATTTGAATTACAACCTTATGTTGATTATGATATGCAATTCGACAAGGCATTTCTTGAACCCATCAAAGTGATTTTAGATTGTATGAATTGGTCAACTGAGAAACGAAATAGTTTGGAGAATTTCTTTGGCTGATATTCGTATCATTAAAACAGGCATCAATGTTTCAAAAATTAAATCTCAATTAGAAAAGTATAGTGAAGATTGGGGTGGCCAAAAACAAATTGATGACACACAACAATTAGATAAAGATATTTACACCATTAGAGCAGGTGTGTTACAATTAGTTATGGGTGCCATTTCAAAACCAGGAGAGATGGCATACAATACAGAACTTTGTGTTAAAACTTCTGCATATGATAGACACACCGAGATAGTTAATTTTATGAGAAGACATTTTCATGCTCATTCTCGGTGTGGTTTTCTTTCTTTACCTGTTGGTGATGTTGTTGGTACACACATTGATATTGGTACATATTATCAAACAAAAGACCGATATCACCTATCAATACAAGGTCGATATAAGTATCATTGCGGAGATGACGAAGTGATTGTTGAACCAGGAACACTATTATGGTTTGATAATAAGAAACCACACGGAACAAAAAATGTTGGAGATGAAGTTAGGATAACATTTGTATTTGATGTTCCACATTCTAAGAGAAATCCATGATACAAGTATTATTACCTTTTTTAACTGCAATTGGTCTATCAGCAATTGCGGCCTATTATTCAGTTATTGGACTTGCACAAATATTTCCAGGTTCATACTGGCCAATTATTGTTATGGGTTCTGTTCTCGAAATATCAAAATTGGTAACAGTATCTTGGCTATATAACAATTGGAGTGTTACCGTGCAGATAATGCGTTACTATCTATTGACTGCTATTGTTCTTCTGATGTTGATTACTTCAATGGGAATCTTTGGATATCTTTCAAAGGCACACCTTGATACAAATATTGTTGTTGGTGCAAATAGTGTTCAATTAAAAACATTAGACACACAAGAAAAGATTACCAAAGAACGATTAACTTATTTGTTACAAAGAGCAGGCGACCCAGCAACTGCAACAAAGAAGATTGATATTCAGATACAAGAAACACAGGCAGAACTAAAAAGAATTTCAACAGAGAAGTTGCCTTTGTTGTCAGAAGAAAACAAACTAACGGCAGAAATTGGTCCTATCAAGTACATAGCCGAGTTATTCTATAGTAAAGATGACCCGAACTTCATAGATAAAGCAGTACGAAGCGTAATTCTAATTATCATATTCGTATTCGACCCACTTGCCGTTTTGTTATTGATTGCATCAAATCAAACCTATAAGAGATTAAAAGAACCTGTAGAAATAGAACCTACAAAAAAGGCAAAGAAGAAAAAAGAGCTTGACAAAGCAGCCAGCCCTAGTTTAGAATCATTCTTTGAAGAAAAAAATAATACTAACGAAATTATACCGAAAACACAAATTACCAAAATGGATGGAGGATCCTTCTAATGAGCTTACTTGAAAAAATTAAAAAGAATTCAACAATTAAAGATAGTGCAATACTATCTAAGTCTAAATTCTTTACTGAAAAAGATATGGTCACTACAGGTGTGCCAATGATTAATGTGGCACTATCTGGCAGACTTGATGGTGGTCTTATACCTGGTCTTACAATGTGGGCAGGTCCATCTAAACACTTTAAAACTGCCTTCAGTTTGCTAATGGCGAAATCGTATATGGACAAATACCCTGAGGCAGTCCTTTTATTCTATGATTCAGAGTTTGGCACACCAGTCAAATACTTTGAAACATTTCAGATTGATATGGACAGAGTATTGCACACACCACTAACTGATATTGAACAATTGAAGTTTGATATTATGCAACAATTGGCCGATGTGAATCGTGGTGATAAACTAATCATCATACTTGATTCAGTTGGTAATCTTGCATCAAAGAAAGAAGTTGATGATGCACTTGAAGGTAAATCTGTTGCAGATATGAGTCGTGCAAAACAAATTAAGAGTTTGTTTAGAATGGTCACACCACACTTGAACATCAAAGATATCTCAATGGTTGTTGTTAATCACACATACAAAGAGATTGGTATGTTCCCGAAAGATATTGTTGGTGGTGGTACAGGTTCGTATTATTCTGCTGACAACATTTATATTATTGGCCGTCAGCAAGAAAAAGATGGCACCGAGATTGTCGGTTACAATTTTATTATCAACGTAGAAAAGTCCCGTTATGTTAAAGAAAAATCTAAAATACCTATCTCTGTATCTTTTGATGGTGGTATTAGTAAGTATTCTGGTCTACTTGACCTTGCACTTGAGTCCGGCCATGTGGTCAAACCAACCAATGGTTGGTATGCAAAGGTAGACCAATCAACTGGTGAGATTGGTGACAAGAAACGAATTGCAGATACAGCAACACCTGAATTTATGGAGTCAATTTTAAATGATGATAAGTTTAAAGAGTTTGTTAAACACAAATATGAAATTGCATATGGAAACATTATGGGAGAAACTCCTGTTTTGGAAGAAACAGAAGATGCTTAAAGAAGGCGTTGATTATCATTTCTTCGACTTCAAAGATTCTGATGTAACTGGTATAGAACTTCTAATGAAAGAATATAAAGGAGTAATATATCACTATCAGAAGGCAAGAGTACTTGAAGAAGGTGAATTTGCAAGATTGCAATTCGGATATACGATTGTTCATCCTGGTGAACATGACATTGATGACTTGACAAAAGATGATAATTTGCATACAATCATGGGTGATATACTTACTACACTATTAGAAACACAGGCAAATGAACAGACTAGAACAGACAATAATCAAGAATTTAATATACAATGAGGAATATGTCCGTAAGGTATTACCATTTATTCGACCAGATTATTTCTCAGACAATGCAGAAAAGATTGTATTCAAAGAAATATTTGAATTCATAAATCAATACAAGAATCCTCCTACACATGAGGCACTTGTAATTAACTTCACAGAGAAGAAGAATCTTACTGAGCCTCAAGTTCAAGAGGCAATTGCACTACTAAACAAAGTACACCTAGATAAAAACGAACCAACCGAAACACAATGGTTGATTGAACAAACTGAAAAGTTTTGCCAAGATAAGGCCATCTACAATGCCATTATGGAATCTGTTTCTATTCTGGATAGTAAGAGTGAGAAAAGAACTAAAGGTGAAATACCTCAACTTCTAAGTGATGCTCTTGGTGTTTCATTTGACAATAACATTGGTCACGATTACACACAAGACTTTGATTCTCGTTATGATTCTTATCACAAAGTAGAATCTCGTATTCGTTTTGACCTCGACCTCTTTAACAAGATTACAAAAGGTGGTCTTCCAATTAAGACATTGAACATTGCACTTGCTGGCACTGGTGTTGGTAAGTCTTTGTTCATGTGTCATGTGGCCGCAGGTAATCTATCACAAGGTCAAAATGTTCTCTATATCACAATGGAAATGGCAGAAGAAAAAATTGCAGAGAGAATCGATGCCAACTTATTGAATATTGATTTAGATGAATTAAGAACAATCAGTAAAGAAGATTACACAAGAAAATTTTCTGCGTTGAAAGCAAAGACACAAGGTAAGTTAATCATCAAAGAATATCCAACTGCTGGTGCATCTGTATTACATTTTCGTGCATTGTTGAATGATTTGGCTTTGAAGAAGAATTTCAGACCAGATATTATCTTTATTGATTATCTAAACATTTGTTGTTCTGCTAGAATTAAACCTGGTGCAAATGTAAACAGTTATTCATACATCAAGGCGATTGCAGAAGAACTTCGTGGTCTTGCAGTTGAGTTTGGATTGCCAGTTGTCTCTGCTACACAAACAACTCGTAGTGGTTTCAGTAATTCTGATCCTGGTCTTGAAGATACTTCTGAATCTTTTGGTCTGCCTGCAACTGCCGACTTTATGTTTGCGTTAGTGAGTAATGAAGAACTTGAGGCCTTGGGTCAGATTCTTGTTAAACAATTGAAGAATCGTTATGGTGATCCAAACTTACATAAGAGATTTGTTCTTGGTATTGACCGTGCAAAGATGAGACTGTATGATGTAGAAGATTCCGCACAACAAGATATTGTTGATGCAGGCATTCCTGATAAACCAATAAACACATTTGGTAATCGTGAAAGAAGAAAAGACTTTGGTGGTTTGAAAGTATGAAGTTAACACAAGAACAAGCCGTTCATTGTGCAAATGTATTCTCAGACTACTTTGATAAGTTTGGTCGTATTGATGAATACATGCGTGAACAAAAAGTGGCATCAATGTCAGAAAGGTCACCTGTACTCTTTGGTATGGGACCTGAAGAAGACTTGTTCTCTGATTTCACAATGTCACCTGCTGACATGGAGTTTGAACTCATTGAATTGCCACAAGACCGATGGGACACTTACTTGAATATGATTTCTTCACATTCAAATATGACAAGTATACCTGGTCGTTGTTTGCGTTTGGCAATAATTGAAAAGAAAACTCAGAAGTGGGTTGGTTTCATTCGTCTTGGTTCTCCTGTTATCAATTGCAAACCTCGTAATGATATGTTAGGTCGTGTATTCACACAACATGAAAATGGCGCACAACGATTCAATGCTTGTGCTGCGATGGGTTTCGTTATTGTACCTGCACAACCATTTGGTTTTAATTATCTTGGTGGTAAATTACTGGCTGCGATATGTTGTTCACATGAAGTTCGTAAGATGCTTGATGACAAGTATAAAATGACCACTTGTTTGTTTGAGACTACCAGTTTGTATGGTAGTTCTAAGGCAGTATCACAGTATGATGGTATGAAACCTCTGATTAGATTCAAAGGCCTAACTGATAGCGATTTCATGCCTATGTTACATGGCAAAATCTATAGTGACCTGAAAGATTACATTGAAGATATCATAGGTGAAGATTTGGCACCACCTGATGCGTCTAGCCGTAAACTGAAGATATCTAATACAATGGTCAATCTTATTAAAGTTGCACTTAAAGGCACACCAGAAGGTGATAAGTTTAAGTTGACTATTGAAAACGCAAAGAATCTGAATGAACAGAAGCGATACTTCATTTCAGACTATGGATTTAAGAATATGATAGAATTTGTCAATGGTGATACAGAGAAGTTATTACCTGGTGAAAACTATGAGAAACATCATTTGGCCAATATCATTGAGTGGTGGCGAAAGAAAGCAATGAATCGTTTTGACACATTAACAACAGAAAAACGCATTAGGAATGAACAAGAAGTCTGGACAAATGGAACTGTGCTTGACATAATACGATAGTTGTGATAGCATAAATACTCCAATAAACAACGGAGTATTGAATGGCAACATATCTTTCTGGCGGACAACAGACAACTGTAAACTCAACAATTACAGAATTGTTTCCTGCTTTGTGTTTTAATAATGGATATAATCCCAAATCACCAGAAGATTTGGAAAATTT